CAACATGAGCCAGACCGCAGCCGGTGATCTGGTGGAGGTGATCGGGCAACTGCGGCGCAGTGTGGCCGGAGAGCTGCAGCACTTCGAGGCGCCCCGTTCGTGGATGGGCAGCGAGGGGGTGAATATCTTCGGGCTGCTGCTCCAGCTGATGAACGTGGTGGAGCAACTGGCCGCAACCACCGCGAGCCATACACACGGCGGGCCAGCCCCCACCAATGCCGAGACGTTCAATGGCCAGAGCAAGCAGGCCGGCCAGTTGGCTGATGTCCTATCACCTATGATCGAATAAAAAGAAAGGGCCATTAAGGCCCTTTCTTTTGCTCAAACATTTCACTGTTTAGCTTATCTTTCAGCTCCTCAAAAGACAGTTTGTCCAGAGCCTGATCCAGTTTCATGAGGCCATGGGCCGCACAATTTTGTGAATAGAGTTCTTTTCCAAAACGCCAGCTAGTCTGTTTGACATAGCACTGCTCCCAACCTAACCGCTCAATGCTCGACATACTGACTTTCTGTGTCAGATAGCCGAAAAAACCAGCGAGAACGACTAGCGACATGACAATCACCAGTCGCTGCTTGCCAGCTTTAGAGGAGAGATTGGGCTCGGGGATATTCTTAGATAACATCAGCTTTCCCCCCGCATACAGCATGAAGGGAGCGGCAAGCAAGCCAATGAAGATTGCAAACCATCCTCGCCAATCATTCATTCTGAATGGGTCATCTGGTGTCTGTGCTACTAGCGCAGTAAATTCAGCACCAAATACCATGGCCATCCAGAGACTTGTACACCCAAAGAGGAACACAACCAAACCACTGGCCCGCATTTGCCATGAAACCTTTACCGTCATTCGAACTTCGCCTTAACCGCTTGCTTCATCATGTCTGAAAGTTTCGCCTCTTCATCAACAAAGTCGATTACCTTGCCAGCGGTGATAGTGGCTAAAGCAAACACTGTCCCTGTTAGCAAAATACCTGGGCCGAAAATTGTAGCAACAACGCCAGCCGCAATGATACCCACACCATTCGCTAGCGTCCCCTTCACGAGATCAATCCCTACATTACTGAAAAGATCCACCATCGTGGCCTCATCCCGAACAATGTAGTCAATGACATTAACGGAAACAGAGAATACAACATCAGCTAAAAAACCCATCTTGACCAAGTGAGCATTGGCTTTTGCACCTACACCCAATCGAAGGATTTTCGGATTACTCGCCTTCCAGATATTACCCGGGATCGTTTTGTGAACCTGTTTGTAATTCTTGATGATCGTATAGGGCTCACCGTTAATAACCTTGGTATACGCAATTACCCCCATACCACCTAACCCCTTGGCGGTGGAATGAGCAAGACGAATTCTCTCACCTGCATCTTTAATAGACTTGGCATTCCCCAAGTTATCTTTGGCATTGAGTTCTTTCCAAAGAGCCTGGAGTTCCTCGAATGTCAGGACTGCAACCGTTTGGGACGGCTGCGTATAGATAACATCGAGATTCTCACCAGTTAACGGATTGTAGGGGGGCCAAAAGCCAGGGGATGAGGCAGGTATCTCGACGGGGGCGGGTTGTGTCGTCATAGCGGACATGGCGGCTGCCCGAGCTGATGGAGCTCCATCACCAACAGTGACAGTCCCCCCACCAATGATCACCCCACCACAACTGACACTCTTTCCGGTAAATGCGAGTGGCTTTCCATTTACAAAAACTGTTGCCGAACCTTCTGCTATAGCTCTTGGATGTTCGGGTGTATTTGGCTTGTCGTGAGGTTCAAGGGGATCGCCGACTCGCGCGGCAGGGATACCATCAATAAAGACGTCTGGAGAACCTGAAAGAATCTTGGTTGGTGGAAAACCATCATGGTCGGTTCCAATATCTCCGACCTTAGCCGCATTCCCCATAACTCCTCGCTCCTATTCATTTCGACAAGAGCGAGCCACTCTAAGGAGTTACAAAAGACTCCGTCAAAGTTATAAACCGGAAGTTTTGAGTCATGTCTCAAACCCAACCAACTAACGACAAGATCTGACCAATAAAATGAGACTGCCTGACAGCACCAAAGCATGGCCAGGGAAAGGCGCCGCATGTATGGGCACCGTCAGGCAGGCGCACATCATACGCGAGGCACAGAGCCGAGCACAGCAGCAAGAGCACAACGGAGAAGCCCACGGCGGCGTCTGCGCCACGGAATCCGCGCTCATCCGCTCCCGCCTGCGGGCTTCACCGGTAAAAATTTTTGCAAAAGTGGATTACCGCAAAACCATATGCCCAGACCGCGCCAGATAA